AGTCCGCACCCAAGAAGTCCGCACCCAAGAAGTCCGCACCCAAGAAGTCCGCACCGAAAGGATTGAAGTCTTCCTCTGCTTCCAGTATTAAGAAGTCTATTGCGGCGGCCATTTGCGAAACCAGTATTCAGGCAAAGGACGTTGAATCCATTCTAGGGGAACTATATGACAACGACGACGGCGACGAGGAGTTCGTGGAGGAGGGAGATGTTAGCGAGGAGGGAGATGTTAGCGAGGAAGAGTACGAGGAGGAAGAGTACGAGGAGGAACTTATCGAGGAGTAGAGTAGTAATTCCAACTATATAAAATTATTTTTTGTAACACCAACAAAGTTACAAAAAAATAATACACCGCCACCATCATCTACAACCATCGTTAGGTCTGCTAACCGAGTTATGAAAAGCCAGTATGTCCGCTGGTTTATTAGGTTGATCATGAGATTCTCTTCTCATGTAATTATTATCCGGTTCTGCGTAGGGTTGTTTGTGATTTTCAGGTTTTTCAATATAGTTGTATTCTTTTCTTGTGCAGGGGGTTGGGATATTATCATAATTGCGATTCATATTAGATTCGTCTTTGTTATTAACGGTTACAACCAGAGGTTTGTCTTTTATCATACCTAATAATTGACTAATAGCGAATCCACTTAGAAACGCGATAGTAATATGAGGAAAATTCAAACTGGTCATTTTATAAATATAATTCAAACTTTAAATTATACCTGTCTAAAAACATTATATATATTTAAATAAATAATGAATGAGCATATTGATTATGACACGAGACTCCGCAATCTTGGTAGTCAGGTAAATCAATTCTCTAGCAAATCTTCAGATAATGTAATTTCAAGTAGTTCTATTCTTGAAAAAATAAGAACAACAAGAATATATTATATTCTTGTACCTGTTGCTATTTTCATAGTTCTATTTGTGTTAAAACCAAGTTTTATAATGGATGAAGTCAAAGTCGATTCTGTTCTTACCAAAAAGGTTATGAATTATAACAAACTATTAATGGTTGATTCGGTTCTTACCCTCGCTATATTGATGACTTACTTTATTTACAATCATAAAATGACTAAGCACCCCCTTTAGGTTTTCTAGAAAGATAAAAGTGTTTAACAACCCAGTAGAATACAATAGCCGTTAATGCTTTTATAAGAACTAAAAAATAAGGCGACTTGTTAGCGATGGGTATAAACCTCTTAATATATTCATCCAATTGAGGTAAAGAGAATATTATATAGATTAATCCGACCAATATGGCGTCTTTTGCTTCATTGAACATGGTGTTCATTTCGGTTCCATGATTTTGGAACAACGTGTTCACTATATGTAGTTCGTCATGTGTAGGAGTTGTCTTGTCAACCGGTAGTTGTGTGATAATATCGTCATCACGTTGGTTGGTATACTGTGTGCTATTTTGCATTTTTCTTAAATTCAAAATATGGTTTTAAACCAAGAAATACCATATATAAATGACTCTTTCTTTTCGCAAGTTAGGGAGATTCCTTTCTAAGAAAGGTATGATAGCGAAAAAGATTTTCGCTATGAACGGACTATGCGTTTACATTGAAGTATTGTGTATTTCTAACGCGGATAGTTTTCTACTTTATATACCATCAAAATACGAAATTCAGATAACAGAAGACATGGAAAATGTCTTTCAAGTAAGTTACATAGAAGTTGGGGAAGATGGCAACATCGCCAGCGATTACGCAGGTGAACCTGACAACTTTGATCTAGAAAAAGAATACGATGAAATAGATGTGAATTTAGGAACAGACGGTGATAAGGAAGATTTCGTCGGACATTTAGAAGAAAACTACAATCACCCCGTATCATTAAAAGATATGTCTAAGGATGATTTCACAGACCTCAGGAATGTATTTAGACAATTAAGACGCCTGAAATTCTGTGTTCAAAGTATAAAATACAAACTATCCATCATATACAAAAACTATATTTGTTGTATTAGACGAGACGACACATTTGAAGGATTTATTGTTAAAAATTTCCCAAGGGTTGATACAAGAAAACTAATAGTAACTATGGATCTAGAAACTTTGTATGATAAAATAGAGTCCATTGATATTGATATTATAACTGTAAAAGAAGGTGTGTACAAGGTTCTTAATAAAAATCAAAGGAAAAACACAAGAAATTTACAAAAAATGCTACAGTCGGAAACTGACATATTAGAACAATCTGAAATAATTTACAGACGAAAGGCTAAATACACAAAATATTTAGATGGATTACAGACTCTTTTAACAGACCTTGGACAGTCTGAAAGGAAAATTATAGAACAGTTGATGATTATTGAAGACAAATATAATGATCCCGGAATCAAGGGACTTCATAGTGATATTGAAAAATCTCACAAAACATCCAAATTAGAAGCAGATCTAGACCGAATAAATAAAGTTAAGCAGGATATCATTGGTAACATCATTGAAATAAAAGGGAAACTGGAAAATATAAGTCTTGTAACAGACAAAATATTCTTCGACGTGTCTATAATGCTCGACCAAATATTTAAGAATTTTTCCAAATTATCAGAATTATCTTAAATTATTTTCTAGTACATTAATAAATATGTTCATGAGAAACAAGAACGGTGATATCATCGGAACACCTGGTGCTACCAATCTGGCATCAGCATTTACATCCCCTAGTGTAGAAGGATTTGATGGGACTTATGTCAAATCCCACAAAAAGTGGATTCTAATTATAGCAGCACTCTTTTTTATGATGGCTTGTATTGCGGTATTGTGGAAATATTACGGCTCTAAACACAGTGGTTCATCACAACAATTCGGATTTAGATTCTATTAAACAATCATTAATTTATAACATTTTGTTATAAATGATTAACTTGGTAATAATACTAGTTTAACCACAGTGCGAAGTAGGCTTGGCGGAGAAAGTGTTCTCGTGGTGACGCTTACAGTCGTTGGAATTACTATAAGCGCGGGCTTGAGTGAAGTGACCAGAACTGCTGTTACTGGGACCTCCACCGTGCTGAAGGGTATTGTATCCACCATCGTGACCACCGAAATGGGGGACGACGTAATAATTGGGTCTCTTGGCTTTAGACGCATAACCTCCAATCTGAGCACCACCGTGGTAATTGCTCAGCGTGCTGTACGAACCACCGTTTTGAGAGTTTGCTGCTTTGTGTTCTTCTTTAGCGAAAGACATATTTATTCATATTCAATATAATTATTTTATTTTTATTTTTATTGCTTCTGATCTTGCCATATCATCAACAATTTCATTATATTTATCGCCCTTATGGGCTTTAACCCACACCCATTTTAGAGTGAAATCCTTACTCACATTGTCATATTTAGACCACAGATCCAAATTAGCCTTTCTTCCCCAAATACCCTGGGCGCAGTTCATCACCAATTTACTATCGGTGTAAATAGTATATTCATTGTTTGGAGCGTAAATAAGAGCCTTAATTACGGCCATCATCTCCATTCTATTATTCGTAGACGAGGGATCACCACCCGATACATATGTTTCGTCATCATTTTCCAGAATAACAAATGCCCATCCAGAAGCACCCCCGGGGTTCTTAAGACATGATCCATCAGTGTAAATTTTAGCAGACATTTTCTTTTGTCTGCTAAAAATATTATTTATTCAATTTTTAATGTATACTCACGTGACAATCGTCAGTGAATGTTTTCTCACCACCATCATACAACTCAAAAGTAAGTGATGTATACCCAAAAAATTTAGGAGTGAGTTTTGTACCATGCCAATTATAATTTGGACCTAAATACGGAAGCACACGATTGGTAACATCTATTTCACTGTCATTGCTGATTTGAAGGATTTTAGCAGGTCCTTTATCTGGTGTTACAATCATTTTGTAAGATTTACCTTTGATTTGATAAGACACCTCATACACATTCTTATCCAATTTTTTAACACTGTTATTCATATATTGGACAAGGCTAAGATACATAGCCTGTGCTATCATTTTACAAGATATATAAATAACAACACAAGTATTGTTTTGGTGTTTTTCATTTGTTCTTACAAGGTCATTCAGAGACTTCCACCGACCATAACGTTCAGTGACTTCGTTTTTAATAATACTTGGTGCTTCTAAATACACAGCAACACCGACTATAAAAGTTCCAATTGCGAACGAGATATAGGTTAACATTTTTATTTATGTCTAGTTCTTTTTAAGTTTTAGTTTAAAAAAATATTTATACTCAATAAATGGATTCTAAAGATAGTTTTATAACTAAAGAGGAGGACGAGAAATTCTCACCTTCATTATGTGAATGTGAAACATGTGATCAAATGCATGCTTCAGTTAAAGAATGGAAGAAATTCAAAAGCACAACTGCTCTTCAGAGAGGTATGAAGAAAATCGTTGCTAAAATTGAAAATGATATTGACCTACGGCGGAGCTCCAGGTTGGCGAAAAAATTTATACAACAAGAGTAAAGGTCTACAACCCTTTTAAATATTCACAATATACATCGTGTATTGTAAATTAATTATATCTTCTTCGTCATCATTAACGTTCTTGGATAACCACTAGTAGTCTCCCAAATTAAAGGGTTTGTAGTGACATCTTTTGTAGAATATATATATTCGTTTTGCCCATCTTTTATCTTAACTGTACCCGTTTTATCACCAATAATATTAACAATAGATTCTTGGTTCTTAACAAAATCTTTGAAAGAAATTTTGAATGTCTTACACCCGTTTCCATTAGAAGAAGTCACCACACTGTTAACGAATGGTCCAAGACTCGTACCGTCTACAACCAGATCTGCATCCCATTGAATTGTTTCCTTACATACATCAAACCTATCATCCTTCTTCTTCTCCTTCTTCTTATCATCCTTCTTATCATCCTTCTTATCATCCTTCTTATCATCCTTCTTATCATCCTTCTTAGATTTATAAATGTAAATCGACAATACGATAATAAAAATCAAAAAAGCAACACCGCCTGCTATATTCCATTTTTGTTCTGTAGTTAATTTAACCATTTTAATTCATATAAACATTTTATTTCTATTAAATTTAAACATACAAAACTTAATAAAAAATGGTTTACGCTTGTATTGGTTTGCATTTCTACGGAGATAGCGGATACGATTATACGGAAGGTATATTTTTCACAATAGCAGACCCAAATATTAAAGTTGTTGACAACCCGGTAAACGTTATGTCTTCGGGACAATCACTAGGTCTCATGGATCGGGAAAAAATCATACACACTATCAAACAATATATGAAATTACATATCACCAATTTCAAATCCGCATGTATAACAACATACACAAACATACCCGAAAACGATTACAAGTTTTGCCACAGCGGTCCACCCAGTGGTGGTAAAGGATGTAGTTCAGACTCCTACGATATTGTAGATGGTCACTATAAACTACAAGACGGATCAACCGATACTTACAAGTTACTTTAACCCAAAACCATTTATCTAATAAAAAAAATTATTAGATAATCATCTTTTAGCACCCTTGCTAATAATATTAACAATCTTGTTACAAAAATCAGTCTCCTTCCCATTAGCACACTTAGTTATAGCCAACGCTGTCTCCATAAAATTAATTTCATCCATCTCACTGTCAGAAAAACTATCAGACAACTTCTCATAATGCTCCTGACTCAGACTAAAACTACGCTCCTTCAACGCTTTACATAACTTTGTCATCATCTTCCGAAATCCCACATCCTCTATCAAATCCCCATCGCCATTCTTATACTTTATCTTATTCCGAGCCGTATCAACGCATACTATTTTATCCTTGAAAGGGAATTCCAACGCATACTCAGCGTACCCCTCAAACCCCTTTACGTGATGATACAGAGTCAATTTTTCAATGTTATCAGACAAATCACTCTCCAACAACGGAGACATATTCTTTATGTAATTATTTATCTGAATATTCTTAGTACTCGTTGTCGGTCTCTTAACAGCCGTTAGAGATAACTCACCGTATCGTTCTTGGAGATCCTTTTTGTCCAAACGCAACTCCTTAATTGTATTCTCCAAAATAGTGGTGTTAGATTTCAACATAGCAATTTCATCTACTAACCGTTTCATATTTGGGGCGTTTTTTACACACACATTAGAGTGGTTATTTAAATGAGATCTTGTTTGAAAATCCTTCCCACATAAATTGCATATAAAACTACCTTTAATATTCTTACCCTGTAGTTTTAGGCAATACCGTGCACTTTTCTGATGAAATTTTAAAGCACTTTTGGTGCTTAATTGATGGTTACAGTATTTACAATCCATTTTAAATATATAAACTCTCTTCTTTAAACTATTTACTAATATTAGTAAATATATTTACTAAATATTGGAAATATTAGTAAATATTAGGAAATATTAGTATACGATTTCAACCCTTAATGCCCTGATTTTCAAACTTTTGGGAAAGTCTACAAGATTTGTGTGTTGAGTGTTGTTTATATTGAAGAGTTCCCGGAGAATGAAAAAGGACAAAAGTCGGAGATCCGGAGGATGAGGACTTCGCAAAAATAAATTAATGGATTTTTTAATTATTCTACAAATTTCTTTATTGTATTTAGAAAATTCAATCTCCTCGTCCTCCGGTAAAACAAATCGGTAACAGTATTACACGTAATGACCGTTGATGACCTTTAATTGGTCATCAACGGTCATTACATCCAACATTGATTTCTCACATAACTACATTTTCTTTACTAAATTTTAGTAAAGAAACCAAAAGTTGATTACACTTATCTCGAAATTGCGGTAGACAATGTATTAACCAACGTGTTATGAGACTCTAGGAGTAGATTAAAAGCCTTCCATTTAAGTATTAGAAACTCTTCATCGTCACCTTCATCACCTTCATCACCTTCATCACCTTCGTCACCTTCGTCACCCTCATCACCTTCATCACCTTCATCACCTTTAAAATGAAGAGGGGGATCACACAAATCGCAATTTTTCGGAAGTGTATTCCATTTACACTCAGTTGAATTACAATAATTATCGTCGTCATCACTGTCTTCTTCACTTGGTTGAAATAACGTACCGTCAGCATATACCAAGTCTGGCATATCAGAATCGGAGTCTGTATCTGTTTCAATAATAATTTCGGGAACTTTAATAGGTTCACTTGAATATTGGTTGTTTAGCATTATTTTAATGTATGAAATGAGACTTTAAGTTTGTTATAACCACCCTAATCCGACGTCTGTGCGTTTGGATGTATGACAGACGTCTAAACAGTCTGTTTTCAAAAAATAAAGTAAAAAGAAGTGAAAAAAAACCCTTGTACCAAAATAGTTTGGTACAAGGGTTTTTTTCACTTCTTTTTATCTCCACACCCAATTGGGTGGGGGGATAAAATCCCCATATTCTTTTTTAGATACTAAAGACCTATCTAGACGGTCACAATCACAACATTCTTGCGTCCCTGGGCAATGGCGAGTGCCATTGTCTGTTCAGCCATCGCTGCCGGAACCGTTAGGACTGTGACATCGTCACTCTCGTCAATGGTCACTTTGAGGGGTGTTGACTCATTCTCCTTTTCGTCAAGAAGTTCGTTGACCATGTCCGAATAGGTGATCTCCCCAGACCCGGCCGGACCGGGGGTGTTTCTGGGAGTAGTGAGCGGGGTGTTGTGCGGGGTGTTGCGGGGTGTTGATTTGGAAGAAGAAATCTTCCGAGCCTTGTGAGCATTTGCGAATGTGTCAATATCTGCCGCCGTGGCGGGGAGATTTGGCATCTTCTTATACGTACGTGCGTAGAACTCTTCCCTGGTTTCGTCGACGTGCTTGAAACGACAGTTACCCTTCTGGCGACAATCATTCCCGAACAGGCACGACGGGTCGTTCAGTTTCTCAAGGCTGTGGGCGAACTTGCACGCTGTACCGCGGTTACAGCGCCCGTGGCGACTGACGTTGTTACAAGCGCGAGTACACTCAAGATTCTTGGCAAGAGCCTCTTTGTCCCCCAGGACACCGAACGCCGTGTCACGGGCGTTGTTATTTTTGTATTTGGGGTGGTAGTTCTTGGTCTGCTGAGAGCGGCGATGCTCTTTCCACGGGGTAGGTCCGAGTGAGATAACTGTTGATGCCTTCTCTTCATTCTTTGCCTGTTTCTTCAGACGTTTCTTGTCTCTCTTGGTCGATTCCGCGACCCCGATTGTTGGGTAGTCGTCGTCGGAGATTCGTACAAGAGGAACGCACGTCTTGAAGGCGGCGGTGGATTTGATATTCATGGTCTGAGAGTTAGAATCCATGGTGTCTGGTTAATAATTACGTACTTTGAAAAGTATTTCAATTTTATTTTATTGAGACTTATTTGTGGTTTATTAATATCGCATAAGGATATAGAATTTCCAGAATAGGAATACAAGTATACCAATGAGAGTTGATACAGGTATGTAAAATGCCATAAATTTACCCCAATCGAGTTTATGTCTACCATCTTCGTCGGCAGACGTTACTATACTCGGTTGTTTGGTGTATAGGAAGGTGAAAAGGCTTCCTGATAATAAGAGGGCTATAGATATTGGTAATACAATTCTATAAAACAACATGAAACGGGGAGGTCCTTTATCCGCTCTAATACGTTTCCCAACGCCGATACCTTTCTGGAGACAGTGTACCAGACTACCCATTCTATCATAACCTTCTGGTAGAGCATCCTTATCCCCGCAGTAGATACGGGTTTGATCAATTGGCACGTAAGCACCGTTGAATTTGGTATCATATGGCATATGCATACCTCTGCCAATACCTTTGCGCATACAGCCATATCTTGTACCGAGTTGGACATTCCCAGCGAGAAGTTGGGGATACTGAGCGTTATTTCCGCAATATGTTTGAGCCATTTTATAAATATACAAGTTCTTTCATTACAAAAAGACATTTATATTTCCTAATTATAAATGGGTGAAGAATTAGAAGATTATCATAATCTTGTATTTGAAGGTGGGGCGGTCAAAGGGTTCGCTTACATTGGTGTTATAAAGGAGTTAGAAGATATGGGACTTCTTCCTAAATTTAAGAGATTCGCCGGGTCGTCGGTTGGATCTTTGTTCGCAAGTATGTTGGCTATAGGGTTTACGGCTGGTGAAATTATTTCTTTGAAAGATAGTTTGGATTTAAACAAATTAGTTTCAGGGTTTTCTTTCTCCAAGGCTTATTCTATATGGGATAGTTTTGGTATGAATAAATTGAATATTCTTGAGAAGCAGTTTAGGGCTATTATAAAGAAGAAGGTTGATCCTGATATATCACTTGGTAATTTATATCGTCAGACTAAGAAGGATTTGGTTATCGTGACCTGTTGTCTAAATAGAGAGAAGGCTGTGTATTTACACCATTCAACCTATCCTAAAGTTACTTTGATAAATGCATTACTGGCTTCTATAACAGTTCCTTTTTTATTCAAGCCTCGTAAATTTAAGTTCCTTGGTGAAATGGACTATTATGTCGACGGTGGTACAGTTGATAATTACCCGATCTGGATTTACAATGATTTAGAGTTATTGTATTCTGGTAAAATAGATGACATACCTCGTAATATTATATCTTCTCGTACGTTGGGATTAAAATTATTGAGTAAAGGCGAGAAAAACAATGCTGATGTGTTTACTGGTCGTCGTAAAATAGAGAATATTTCTACGTATGCGGTAACACTTGTTAATACTTTGATGGTTCAAATTCAGAGGGGTGATATTTCTAAATCTTATATTAATCAAACAGTTGCGATAGATACTGGTGACATTTATTTTTTGGATTTTAATATCACTCATAAAAAGATAGATATGTTAGTTGAAAATGGGATAGACGGGATTAAAAGGTATTTTGGTAATTTAGATTCTTAATAATAAAATAATAGAAAGAAATTATATTTTATAATTTCTTTCAGATATAATAAAACAATGAACAATCAATCATTTAAAAGTTTTCAAACCGGTCGTGTAGATTCAACTCAGCCGATTTTCAATGCTAACAAATTACAAGGTCAAGACATAGGTGACCTGTCTGGTGCTGAGCAGGGTAGTATGATTATTTTCGATTTAGCTACAAATACATGGATTTGGAGTAATACAGGTCCTAACATGACAGGATCTACAGGTTATACTGGATACACTGGATACACTGGATACACTGGATTTACAGGTCCAACTGGATTTACAGGTCCAACAGGTTACACAGGTTACACGGGTTACACGGGTTACACGGGTTACACGGGCTATACTGGATTTACAGGTGTGACAGGTTACACAGGGTACACTGGTTATACTGGTCCTACTGGACACACTGGAGTTACCGGCTACACAGGTTACACAGGGTACACTGGTTATACTGGAGTTACAGGATATACAGGCTATACAGGTTATACCGGTTACACAGGCTATACTGGTTATACTGGCTATACTGGTTACACGGGGGTGACAGGATATACAGGTTACACAGGTTATACTGGTTATACTGGTTATACAGGGTACACAGGTCCAGCAGGACACACTGGTGTGACAGGTTATACAGGTTATACAGGTCCTGCTGGTTATACTGGTTATACAGGGTACACAGGTCCAGCAGGACACACTGGTGTGACAGGTTATACAGGTTATACAGGTCCTGCTGGTTATACAGGTTATACTGGTCCTGCTGGAACTGGTTATACAGGTTACACTGGTTATACAGGTCCCGCTGGTCACACTGGCCCCGCTGGTCCTGCCGGCCCTAACACATTTCTATACATCTATACTACAGACCTTGCTCCAGGGGCCGGGGAGATTAATGTGGTACCAGCGGTGGGGCCCCAAGAGCCGGGAGTGATGGAGGGGGCTATTAATATCACCATCAACACCACGGATGCGGCCACGCCTCAGAACGACATAATCTCCGAAATCCAATCTTGGGATCGCCCTAGAGGTACGAGAATGCCGAGAGGGCAGATACGAATTGATGATGGCAATGGCAACTGGATAATATATATGATAAATGGCGATAGCTTGAGGCTGGCTCCGGTTAGTCCCCTTTATGAGTTAAATGTACGGTTTAAGGCTAGTTCCAGTAATTTTACTACGTTCCTCATTAACACACCAGTAACAGTAACATTTGAGGCATATGGCTCAGGACAACGGGTGTGGGAAGACGGTAAAATACAGCAACGGTGGTATAGAGGAGGCCACAATACTAGCCCCTTTTTAACTGAATTTGTTGAAGGATTGGAAGCGACCAACGACCTGTACTATGGTGGCCTCGGCACTGCCGATCCACCAACGTACGACATCCTAGATAACTCTAACCACTTTCTAAAACTTTGTGACGCCGGCGTCGGCGACGCCCTAAATTATTACAACTGGGAGATACCAGCCTTTACAGACGCGCAGTGGGAATTGCGTGTAAAAGTCAAGTTAGTTCCAAATTCCACTCCTACTGCCACCGGCGATCGTATATGGTTTTTTGGAAACGGTACCCAAAAAGACTCTGGGAATGAAACAGACACAGACGGGATTTCGTTATACCTAAATTTAAGTGACCCACTTAATAATGGTGCCGTTGAGGTTGCGGTTGGGGGGTTGAGCACCACTGGAACTCAAAATTCACTTTTACTTACTCCTTGGGTCATTGGCATGCCAGTTTTAACCAGTGAGTACATCACGGTCTCTCTGGTAAGAGATGGTAATGATGTTATCGTAGGGATAGAGGGTGCTAGTGGTGTGTTTAGACGGGTGATTCAACCTGGGTTCGAACAACACACCCTTAGTGGTTGTAGATTCGGTATGGGGGTTAGAACCGGGAACGCAAATACATTCGGTGCGGAAGTATGTTATTTTGAACTTCGGTCTCTACCTCTCCCAACTAACATCCAACACATACGAGATTTGCCACTGTAATTTCTCTTAGAATAAGTTATTTTTGAAGTGGTATAATTTATAATTTGTATTATAAATTTGATTATTCTCGAATATTGTTTTCAAAAAACCACAAATGAATCTTTTTAAAACACTGGTTTACCCTACTGGTAAATATCATCCTAAATATCTTCAATACATTGGTTGGTCGTTCGCGTCTAACTGTTTAGTATCTACCCAGAGTGTTTTGTCTGTACACAGTATGTTGTCGGCTGTTGATACGGGTGGTTCTGATGCCGTTCGTACTGCTAATTATGTTGGTAAAGATATTATTGGTCAGACTGGTGGTTTATGGTATATGTCGAAAATGGGCAAGCATTCTGATAAGAATCCAAAAAAGTTTTTGTTTTATTCAAATATTGTACAGCAGGCTTCCTATGTTGTAACCTGTTGTACACCCTTATGTCCATCATATTTTTTGGCGATCGCTGGCACAGCCAATATTATGACTAATATTTCCTTTACAGGTTTTGGGGCTATTAATGCCCGTTGTATTCAACGGTTGGCTGTTGATGATAACATTGGTGAGATTTACGCAAAGATTTCTGTTATCAATACTCTGGGGTCAAGTATTGGTATGATAGTTGGTCTTGGAATAACTACTGCTGTCCCGGATCATACGTTGCGTCTATGTTTGGTTCCTTTGATTGGTGTTGTTCGGGTTTATTGTTACAACAAGGCGGTTGAAGGACTTATTTCGTGATCGCCTTCGTGATCGCCTTCGTGATCGCCTTCGTGATCGCCTTCGTGATCGCCTTCGTGATCGCCTTCGTGACCTATTGTTAGAATATTATCTTTGATATTCCAATAATTCCACTGTGAATACTTTTCAATGGCTGATATAATATGTTCTTGTATTTCCCCGTATTCCTTTACCCATTCTTCTATTTTCAGGTTAATATTACTTGAAATAAAATTGTAAAACGGTGTTTTTTCGTTTTCAATTATAGAATCTGTTATTTTTTCATTTGCCGACATTAACAATTGGTCTAAATATGTTGTCACCACTGATTTGATTTGGCTTTTGTCTGATATTCTCACATGTAGACTTGGGTCTTTTGTGTAACCCTGGATAACATTTATAAATCTACTAAGGTGACCAGTAGAGCAATATAGAGCCATTTCCGAAATTTCTTGTATAAGTCTTTTAATAAGTTCTATTTTGTGTTCATGTTTGTTAATATAGTTCCATAAGGATGAGAATAGTTCGTATAGTGAGAATGCGTGTATTCCTGCCCTAAAACTACTTGTGTCTATTTCTACACGTGTCAATACAGATTCTATTGATCGTGTGTATATTGGGTATTGTAAAAGGAGTTCATGTCTAACGTTATCCATTCTAATTTCAAACACTTGTTCTTGTTTGATAAGATAAGAGCAAGCCTTTAATACTGACTCATTAACTGTGTTATCGTGTACGTTTTGGGAGTCTGTATACACGGTGTTATTCTGGGTTTCAAATTCTCGTCCTCTTTGAAATCGTCTGATAATGTTTAGCATTTCATATCCTCTTTGTTCTCTGTTGTTGAGAATGAAGAGGTCTGCTATTTCCATTTTGGTGTAAATTGAAACGGTTGGGTTTGCAAATAATACTTCGAATTCGTTTAGAATGTTCTGTATTTCGTTGTGGGTGGCGTACTGTGAGTTTAGAATATGTTTGAGTATTTGTATATATGGTATTTGATCTATTTGAAGTCTTACACCTTTGTTAAATAGATCTATTGATATTATTGACGATACGTCTTGATTTCTAAATCTTAGGTAATACAAACGAAGGGGTAGTACCATTTCTTGTTTGTGATAGACAATTTCTGCGATTGACGATGTTATAATTTTCTTCCTGTCATCAGATAGGAAGAAAAATTCGTATATTTTGTTGCATAGAAAGTTTGCTATTTTAATTTTGCTTATATCGTCTGTATTTTTGTTTGTGAAAAATGTCATACATTTTTTAATTTTTTCCCCTATGTTTATGGAGTCAATAATGCATCCATTAATTCCTTTTTTGTTTATTAGATCATCGACATCTGTTACTATTTGACTTAGAAGTGTTTTCTCTGCAACTTTTGCTGCAGCGATTTCCGATCTTAACATTTTTTGTATTTATAACATTTCGGTTATAAATTGAAATACTTAATTGATACCAACTGTGTGATATAAAATCATTTCTACAACGTCTACATTAACAGCATTTCCAAATTGTTTATATGCTTT